ACGACCTTGGGCAATTCCCACTTCGACATGTGGACCGTGCCCGCGACGCCGTCGTAGGCGACGACGTAGCCGCCAGCCTCCGCTTCCCACGGAATGACGGTCCAGCCCTTACGGCGCTTCGCGACTTCGGCGGCGTCGGTGTTTCCGTCCTTATCCACGTTGGCGACGCCAGGGTCAGCGCGCAGCGTCGAAAGCATCGGGAGCCACTCGCCATGGCGATAGGTCCACTTCGCAGGATGGTGCAGATACCAGAAGGTCGGAGAGGGCTCGAGACGCACGAGCTCGCGCATCGCCTGCGGGCGACTCGCCGCGCGGCGCTCGAACTGTCCCGTTCCACTCGTTCCAAATGTCGCTGCCATCGTCGCTCCTTTGTGTCGCAGACTCAGATGCGCCCGCGCAGGTAGGGTAACCACCGACGCGGGCGCGTGCGTGTCTCAGAGGATCAGGCGTCGGAGAGGATGCCGACGCCGCGGAGGTCGTCGAGCTCGGCGACGCCAACGAATGCGGAGCCGACGATGATCGTCGAACCGGAGGACGCGTCGCGCTCGAGCTCGACGAGGATGGGCGACTGCGACGCGATGGTCGCCCCGCCGAGGATCGGCGCGGCGGTTGCGGTCGCCACGCCGATCGCGCCGGGGGCGATCATCATGCCGAGGCGATCGGCGCCCGCGTTGGCGGTATTGATGCCGTTCGCCGAGGAAAACACGTCTACGCCGAACAGGTTTCCGCGGAAGCCTGGACCCTTCGCCTGGACCTGATCCTGGCTCGTCGCGAGGTACTGGCCGGGGCCAGTCTCGGAGCGAAGCGAGGAGATGAGGTCGTTGATCTGCTGGGGATGCAGGATCGCGGTGAACATCCCGTCGGCGCTGTTGAGCTGAAGCTGAAAGATCGCGGCGTAGAAGTTCGCGACCGTGAGGTCAACGCCCGTGGAGCCGACCGAGGTCGAGAAGCCAGACGCCAGATCGCCAAGCATCGCGGTCACGCGCTTGTTGTACGCCAACACCATGTCGGCCGCGATGTTGTCCAACGTCACGTCCAGCGCGATGCCCGCGGAGGTGAGCTGGGCGAGGTCGCTGATCTGGCGACGGAGCGCCTGGCGAGCGATCGTGACGTTGGCGTTCGTCGTGGTCAGCGCGGTGTTCGAGACCGTGGAGCTCTCGGCCACGGACGCCATGGCGTTCGCGCCCCAGGACACGACGGGCACCTGCACCACGGTCGAGCCGCTGCCGTTCATGGAACGGAGCTGGGTGATGCTCGGGTGGTTGACGAGGCTCGCGGTGTCGGTGAGCTTGGTCACGACGAACTGGTTCAGGATCGCCGCAACGCGGGCGTTGCCGCTGAGATTGGAAAAGTAGACTTCGTTGGCCACGGGGGCCTCCTGCAAAAATGGGAGGGTGTACCCGCGCCTTTCGCTTTTTTACGGGAGCTCGACCCCGTGCGCGTGCGGGGCGCTAACCCCGCACATCCAGCCTACGTCCTCCGCGACAATCTGTCAACCGGTGCGCAGCGCCGCCATGATGGCTTCGCGGTTCGCGCGGAAGTCCGCGGGCGACAGCCGCGCGATGGCCTCGGCGCTCCATGCCTGGGGTTCGCTCGGCGCTTGCGGGATCGTGCCCGTCGACGTGCGCGGCGAGGGCACTACCGGCGCCGCTGGCGCGGCCGTGGTCGTCGGCGCGGGCGCGGCAGGGGTAGAGGCCGGGAGGTACGCGCGAACCGCCTTGGGGAGCCCGTCAGGGGCCGCCAGCCACTCCGACAGAGGAGGCCGCCCCTCGGCGGCGAGCTTCGAATACGCGTGCTGAACGTACTCCATGCCCTCGGCGTCCGTGATGCCGGCCGCGGCGATCTCGCGCTCAACGCGCAGCGCCTCCCGCTCGGCCTTCGACGCGGCCTTGACCTCGTCGACTTGGGCGCGCCACTTCTCGGCCTGGGCCGCGACGGGCTCGAGCTCGCCGACACGGCCTTCGAGCTCCTTCACGCGCGCCACGAGCTGGCGAATCCGCGCGGAGGCCGCGCCCTGGTCCGTGGTTTCCGTGGTCACTTCTTCGCTCATGCGTACCCCTTCGTTTCGGCTTGAAGCCGAGCTTCTTGCTTTAGGATCTTGTTCGCCCACCGGCGCCCGGCGTCGCCGCCCCACAGCAGCCACGCGATACGGCCGGGGCTCGGATAGTCGGGATGTCCGGGCGTCGCCGCGGGCGCCTCGAGGTCGACGGCATGACGCGACAAGAACGACGCCATGCGGCGCACGGTGTCGATCGAGAGCGTGCGCCGGTTGGATAGGTCACGCGCCCGCGCGACACCCACGACAGTCCCGCCGCGCCCGTACTCGCGACGCAGCTCGAGGCCGCGACGCGCGGCGGCGGCGACCGTGGCCGGCGGGCGCAAGTCCAGCGGCACTACTCGGCGGCCTCGACAGGAGCGCCCGTCAGGTAGCCGCGGGCCTCGCGGATGCTGGCGAGCAGGTCGCGTAGCGTGTCGGCCTGGTCGCCGGTCGCCGCTTCGAGGAGCAAAGCGACGGCCTCCTCGGACGCTACCAGCTCGTCCACCGCTTCGGCCATGGCCTCGGCGTGGGATACGTCGTCGGCAGGCGCCGTCGGCGTTGGCGTCGTTCCTCCTTCCGGCGGCGACGTCGGCGGGGCCTCTGTCCGCATGGTGCGAATCGCGGCGAGCTGAGCAATCGCGTCCTGCTCGGACAGGCTCCCGAAGAAGCGGAGCGCGTCCACCTCGGACATGAGCCCGGCGGCAAGCATTTCCAAGACGTGCTTCCGTCGCGCCTCCATCTCTTGCGGCGACAGCGGGATCTCGCGGTAGATGACGGAGTACCCGCCTTCCGGGTAGTTCGTCGGCTCCGTGTTCGCTTCGCTCCAGCGGTTGTAGAGCACCGCCGACAAGCCGACAAGGGCCTCGTCCGACGCGCGGAACTGCATGATGTACCGGCGCTGCGCTTGGCGCTTGCCTTCCTGGGAGAGCGAGATGGCGTAGCCCGAGCGCGCGGAGCCGCTTGTCCGCTGGAGCTCCGACGGCGCGAGGCCGGCGTCCGTCGCGAGCCGGTGCGCCACCGCGGCGATCACCGCCTCGAGCTTCTCCACGTCCGCGCCGGCCTGGTACTGCCCCATCATCGGCTGGCTCGTCTCCGCGATGGGATCGAGCATGAGGATCGTCGTCGGGTCCGTCGTCACCTCGGAGCGCGCGGCGCGGCTCCCGAGGTCTGACGCATCCATGCCGGCGACACGGACGCCCACCGCGTACCGTTGCGGGTAGCTGGCGTCGCGGATGCAGTGGGCAAGGTACGAGTAGAAGAGCCCGAGCTGGAGCGAGCCCGTGTAAAGCTCGATGTTGGCGAACGGATCGAAGAGCCGATCGCCGTACGTGGACGCGTGGTAGAGGATCGCCGGGATGATCGGCGTCCCGTTCGAGCGGCGCCAGGACGCCGGGTAGTTGGCGCCGTCGTAGGTCGCGCCGTGCACGAGGCGCGTCAGGTCGCGCCCGAACTTCCACCCGTCGAGCGCCTCGACTACCCGGTAGGTAGGGTTCGCGAGGTTGCGAATGTCCCAGACCTCGAACGTCCACATGAGCTGTCCGTCGACCTGACGGAGTCGCAGCTCGCCGAACAGCGTGGGCACGTTGGGGCGCGCCGGATCGGCCTCGGCCATCGTCATGTGCGGCGGGACCGGCCGGTAGACGAGGCGCCCGTCCTCGACATCGGCGCGCATCCACATTTCGCGCAACGCGAGAGTGTACGCTTGAAACCTCGACATCTGCGACCAGAGGCCGGAGCGCGCGATCGAGCCCGCCGAGCCGACGAGCCTGTCGATGTTCGGGGAGGCAAGCTGGTTGTGGCGCACGTCGGGCTCGGCGTCGTACAGCGTCGCGAGCTCGTACGACGTGGTCCGGAGCGCGCAATAGCTGATGTCCACGAGACCCATGGCGGCCCGGCGCACGGAGCCGAGCTGCGTCTCCATGTAGCTCTCGAGGATGGGCTGCCACCGCCCCTCCATCATCGCGTACCGGTGCCGCGTGTGCTCGACGCGGCGGGCCTCGTCAGGGTTGCCGGGCGCGGGCGGCATCGGGGCGGTCATGCTGGCGTTCATGCGTCATCCTATCCGATGCGGAGGAGCTGCGGCTGGTACTGCCGACGCGTCACGAGCTCGAGCGCGTAGCGTAGCGCGTCTATCGTGTGTTTGTGCTCGGAGGCGGCGCGCCCGTCGAACTTGCCGAGGTCGTCGATAAGGCGCTTGCAGCGCGGGTGAATCACGAAGTCGCCCCGTAGCATCGCGGCCTGGAGCACGCGGTAGCCGTGGAACACGGAGCCGGCGGGCTTGTACGCCGTGTGAATCCTTCCGGGCCACGTCCCGATCGGGATCTTGAGCGTCTTCTCGAACGCCTGGACGAGCAGCGCGTTGCTCTTCAGCGCGCCCCCACGTCGCGACACGGCGGCGCGGTCGCCGACCCAGCGGTCAATCTGTTCCCACCGGAGGCCGGCGCGCTTGATCATCGACAGGATCTGCGCGGCGTCATCCTCGGGTGTCGTCATCCCGTTCGAGCTCACGACATCGAGCACCGTGATCCGGGGCTCGTTGTCTCGCGAGCGCGTGACCGCCACCATGACCGCCGTTTGCGCGCCGCTCTCCTTCCCGTGGTCGATGCCGATCGCGATCTGCGCTTCGCCCGTCGGCGCCTCGTCGCGCACCATGGTCGTGTGGTCGAACTGCACAAACACCCGCCCCTCGGTGAACCCGGCCTCCCACTCGCCGTGGATGCGCTGGGCACGCTCCATCGGGAGCACCTGGGCTTCGAGCTTCGCGATGTCGTCGGCCCGCAGGAGCGGACGCCCGCCGATGGGTGTCGTGGCCTCGACGGTGAGCGGCGTGTGGATGTCCTCCACCTCGCCGGACTCAACCAGCGCGCGAAGCCAGCCGAGCGGCAGGCCGATGGGCGTGAGCGTGATGGCGATGCGGCCTCGCTGGCGAAGCACGCGCGCGGCGAGCTCGGACCAGATGGCCTCAGGCGGCGGCTCGTCGATGAGGACGTAGTCGATCGTCGCGCCCGCGAGCGCCAGCGCGCCCTGGTTGACGGTGCGGATACGGAGGATGCTGCCGTTCTTGAATCGGACGATGGGCACCTTGCCCCGGAAGCCCTTGCCCGGCGTGTACTCGCAGTCGCCCTCGATCTGATCCTTGGGCAACAGCTGCCAGATCTTGCCCTGGATGGAGAGCGACTGCTCCCACGACACGACGACGACCCAGGCCTCGATGGGCGCGGACTTGACCAGCGTGTGCGGGTGCGCGCCGAGACAGCGCCAGATGCAATCCGCGACGCCGGCCCAGGTTTTCCCGGCCTGGTTGCCGGCGCGGAACAGCTTGATCTGGCTTGTGCTCTGGAGGAAACGCAGTTGAGGCGGCGTCGGCCGGTAATAGGCGAGCGGGTCGGCGTGCGCCCGCTGCCCGAGGACGTGCGCGGCCGACGCGAGCGCGGAGAGGCTCATTCGATCAACGTAAACCGGGTCATAGCGGAGACGGGCCACAACCAGCCGGCCTTATGACCAGACCAGCCGTCGACACGTCGGCCCAGCCTCTCGGCATCCCTAAACGAGATGGCTCGCCACACTGGGCCGGGCACCAAGTGGCGCTCGTAATCGCGATAGTCCGGCTTTCCGTCAGCGCCCTTCGGCGCGGGCGGCGGCACCCAGGCGGGATCACCGCCCGGCATGGTGAGCTCTTCGCGCACGACAAGCCAGAACAGCGCGCGCGACGCCTGCTCTCGATAGTCGCCATCGAAGTGGCGCAAGTCAACGCCATGCTCGAACCCGCGATGAAGACCGCTGTACTTGTAGCCCGGCTTCGTCTTGCTCTTGACCTCGACCCAATTGGCACGGCCTTTGGCGTCGACGAAGAACAGGTCGGCGGCCGTTATCATGCGGTCGCCGACGTAAACTTTGGGCGCCTTGTTTTCTGCGTCCGCGTAGACGGAAACAACATGATGCCCGCACAAGGCGAGGTGCCGACGGGCGAACTCTTCGCCGATGTGGCCGTACTCCAGATTTCGGAGGAAGGTGGCCTTATCCATCGACCACCTTCGCGACCACCTTCGCGACCATGCCGAAGCTGGCGAACGCGCGAGCGAACCCCTCATGGTGGCCACCGATGTAGATGACCGCTTGCCCTTGCAAGGGCGCCCCGCGTTCGCCGTCGGGCTTGTGGAAGCGGATGCGGCCAGTAGGGAAGCAGATCATGCTGGCTACCTCGCAGAGCGTGGCGAACCAGCGCGTGTCCGTCGCGTTATTGACGAGGATCACGGCTTCCTTGACGTTGCCGGCCGCCACCTCGGCGCGGAGCTTCTCGGCGAAGCGGTCGATAAGTCCCTTCTCGTAGGGGGGGTTCATCCAGACGCGCCCCTCCCACACGAGCTTGAGGCCGTCGTCGGCCGCCGTGTAGATGCGCTCGGCGCCCACCGTGCGGTTGGCCACCTCGGAGGATGCGGGATCAAGGTCGATGCTCCCCATCACCAGGCGCGCGGCCTCGATGAACTCGGGCGGCGTGTACCACTCGTTATCCCCGCTGTTGTTCGCGACGTGCGGGCGCTTGATCTCGCGGATGGCCTCGGCGCCCGACGCGCCCGCCTCGACGAGCTCAACCACGCGGCGCTGCTCCTCGGGCTCGAACTGGGTCGCCTCGGCTGCGGCCGACACCGCGAGCACCCCGCGATCCACCGCGGCGACAAGTTCCGGGACGCCGTCCTCAGTCACCGTCACGGCGTGTGCAACGCTGCGGGGGGAGACGTTGAGCACGGCTGCAACGGCGGCGTTGGCTGTCCGTTCGTGGCTGGTAGGCTCGGAAGGTTCTTGCAAATTTGCAATAACCTTCCCGCCCACCCCGCCGACGCGGCTCCCTTCCCGGTGCCGCTCCTTCGCCGCCGCGGCGTAGTACTCGAGGAGCTTGGGTGCAATCCTCGCCCGCTGCGACGTGTCGAGGTGGCGCCGCTTGAGGTTCTTCGAGATCACCCACACCGCCGGGTCGCCGCTCCCGTCCCACTCGATGAAGCTCGGCTCGACGCCGGCCGCCTCGCACGCGCGGAGGCGGTTGCGTCCGTCGAGCACCAGGCCGCCGAGCAGCACGATGGGTTCGAGGAGGCCGTGGGCGCGGATGTCGGCGGCGAGCTCGGCAAGCTCCTCGTCGGACATGAATGGGAACAGCTCGGCGGCTGGATGAGAGGAGATCACAGGCCCTCCACTTCGACGGCGACATCGTCTACTCGACGGGCCTCGTAGTCAGCCGCGAGCGCGGCCACTCCCGCCGCGATGTCGTCGGGGTAGAGGCCGTAGACCTCCGCCATCCTGTCGAGCACCCACGGCGCCGCGCCGCGCTCGCCCTGCTCGATCTTGTTGAGTGTGCTCGGGACGACACGAAGCAGGCGAGCCGCCTCAGCCTGTGTCAAGCCATCGGGGCGCCAGGAGCGCGCGAGTTCAGCAAAGCGAGATGATGTTGGCATGACGTCAATGTACACGAACGAATGACAACATGTCAACCAGCGGAGAGGCTCACGCGCCCCCACTCGCGAGCCGTACCACCTTGCCGCCGCGGCGCATGTCGACGGCGTCCTCGATGCGCTCGAGGTGTTGCGGCGGCATCGACGCGACGGCGGCCACGATGATCGACAGGAGCTGCTCGTCAGACATCGACGCGTCTGGCGAGCTCGCCTTCGCGATCTCCTCGTCGAGCCGTACGCGGCAGTCGAGGGCGCGGAGCTTGAGCGTCGACACGGCTTGCCAGCTACCGGCCTCGGCTGCGTTCACGGCGGCCGTCTCGAGCTGGATGAGGCTCGCACGGAGGTACTCGGCGTAGGACACGTCGGGCGTCGACGAGGGCGCCGGTGGCAGCTTTGCCCGCTGGGCTCGTGTTCGGGAGGACTTCATCGCTCGTTCCTGTCGGCCGGGAGGCCGTCAATTTTTGGGACAGCGCAAAAGGGACAAGGGGCTATCGCG